TACTTATGCTGATAGAGTCTTAGAACAATTAGAAGGCTATGAGGAATATGAATGGTGTACTGAGGTTAAACTACAGACTAAGCGGATATATCATGAACTATACGAGCTCGAACAAAAAATTAGATAAATAATATAACAAAACAAAATATGGAAATAAGAATACCACATTGGGCGTCAGACTACAAGGACGAGGGAATAATCACATTTATTGCATTCGCTCTGAGAGTTTCAGAACGCTACGGCTTCAATACTTGGTATTCAGTTAGTAAAGAAGACCTAGCTATTATCTGTAATAAAAGACAATCAGGTTTAATTGAATGGCTTAGAGATATTGGTGTAGGCGATATCCAATTAGGTGACATCTTAGAGCACACATCTATGTTTAAGATGCCACCGATTGAAAGAGGTCGTAGAACCAAGACACACAATACCTATGAGCTCAAAGACCCACGTCAACAGATGGTATGGATATACCTCGTTGGTGTCTTTAACCATAATCTACTAACAGACAAGCCATATACTGGTACTACTTACAGACCTAACTCATGGCATATACCAGAACTTAAAGTAACTCGTGAAGCTTTGGGTTATATAAAAATAGCAGACAAACATTGAACCAATTTATTACTGAAAGGTACGAAGACATAATTAAGATGGCTAAGAGAATCTGTAAGTACAGTGCAGAATCAGAAGACGTGGCACATCATGCACTCGAAGCCTTCTTAACACATAAGAGAGGTCAAGAGATAGTAGACGCTGGACAAGGTATGTTATTCCTAAGTGGTATTATCTGGAGATCTTACAACTCTAAGACTAGTCCATACCATAAACTGTATAGACAAAGTGGTAGAGTACACCAGTTACATGATAAGACTGCTGCGCAGCTAGTCAATCAAGCAGATGAAGTCTATGACATCGAGTTAGATCTAACTATAGAATCCATACAAGGTATCTTAGAAGACATGTTGTCTGATACTGTAGAGCAGTGGTTCAGAGCTACGCTGTTCAACATGTACCTTAATGAATCCAATTACTCTGAGTTGGCAAGACTAACAGGTATACCACGAACGAGTATATCACAAGCAGTACAAGAGTGTAAGGCTTACATAAAAAAACGAATAGACAATGGAACTACTACTTAGCATATTAGGAGCCGCAGGCTTAGGACACTTAGCCGCAGACTTCTTTGCACGATACGAATGGATGCCTGACAAACCAATGAAATGTAACATGTGTATTACTTTCTGGTTAAATGTCGGACCTTTTATATTCCTATATGGATGGCGTGGTGTATTGTATACTGCATTAGCATCAATTATATCAGAATTATACTTAAGACAATTATTATGACACACGAAGAATACCAATGGCTAAGCGCCAATCCACTAGTACTCAACAATGTAAGGATGACATCTGAACAGCAAACCAAGGTGTTCGCAATGTACAATCGCATAACTGGTGAGAATAAACCTGTGACATCATGTGGACGCTGCGTGATGACAATTAAAAAAAGATTAAAATTTGAATATGAAAAGCAAAGAAGTAAAAATTAATGGCATTACCTATAAGGTAAGTGCTACTACAGACAGAGGTATCAAAGACGCTGTCAGTATGTTAAAGAAATCATTGAAACCTAAAAAAACCAAACCTAACAATGGAGAAGAAGAAAGCGGGCAATCCGAACCTGTATAAAGGTATGCCATCACTAAACCCTAATGGTCGACCTAAAGGTGCAAAGAATAAGACTACTGAGAATATCCGTAAAGCTTATCAGCAACTAACAGAAGACAACTTAGAGAACATGACTATCTGGTTAAGTCAGATCGCAGCAGATGATCCGAAGCAAGCAATGGAAATGATGATCAAGTTATCTGAGTATGTAATACCTAAGTTGGCTCGTCAAGAGATCACAGGTAATGATGGTGCAGATCTATTCTCGAATGTTAAGTTTGAGTTTGGTCCTGATGTTAACTCTGATGACCGTATAGAAGAATGATCTACACAGGTTTTACACCACATACTCGACAGCGCGACATGATACAAGGCATTATTACAAGTAATTCCAAGTACCATGTTGCTTGCGTTGGTCGACAGTTCGGTAAGTCTATGATGGCTATGAACCTAGTCTTGTATTGGGCTATTAACAATGGTCCGTGTAAAATCTTATGGGTTAGTCCAGTCTACTCACAAACCAGTAAAGTACAGAAAGAACTGATGGCTGCGATAGGAGCTTCAGGTATTGTCAAGTCTTGTAACTATAGTGAAAACTATATAAGTTTAAAGAATGGCTCAGAGATCTTATTCAGATCAGCAGAGAAGTATGATAACATACGTGGACTTACAATGGATTATGGTGTATTAGATGAAGCAGCCTTTATGAAGGAAGATGCATGGCGCGAGGCTATCAAACCAGTATTTCTTGTAAGAGGTAAGAAGGTTCTATTTATTAGTACACCTAAGGGTAAGACATGGTTCTATGAGCTGTATCAGTTAGCCAACTCGTTTGAGTACCCACAGTACCAAGCATACACAGGCACATCTTATGATACACCTTATATAGAAACATCAGAAATAGAAGAAGCTAAGAAGACACTACCTCAGAATGTGTTTGATCAAGAGTACTTAGCCAAGTTCATAGACACTGGTGGTGAAGTATTCTCAAACATAGACCAATGTACAGTAGACCAGTGGCCTCGACCCGCCGGGAAGATCTATTGTGGGATTGACCTTGCTAAACAAGAGGATTATACTGTAGCTACCTTTATGGACGCAGATGGCAAAGTCATTGAGATCTATAGAGCAAATGCACAAGAGTGGTCTACTATGACACGTAACATCTTACAGTTAATTAGAAAACACCAAGCAACAGTAACTATAGAGGTAAACTCTATTGGTGATGTAATCTATGAGATGATAGCCAAAGAGTGGCAAGACACACATCCATTCCAAACTACTTCTAAGTCTAAAACAGAAATCATAGAAGGTCTGATACTAGATGTTAACGAAGCCAACATTCAGATACCATCTAAGGAGCTGTGGCCTTATCTCTATGATGAGCTTTCAGTATTTACATATGAATACAATCCAAAGACGCGAAGTATCAAATACGGACATCCTAATGGCTTCCATGATGATACTGTAATAGCACTCGCATTGGCTAACTACTCTCGTAAACAGATGAAGTCCTATGGTAGCTATGCAGTCATGGGTAAAAGAAGGTAATTCAAAACCAATCCATTTTATATTTCTTACTATATGAGCATTAAGATTAATATTAACAAAAAACAATATGAGATACCTGAACGGTTAACGGTGGCGCAATACTCAAAAGCCATACAGTTTGACTGGACAGATCCTAAGTACTACCCAATGGTAGTGGCACAATTAACTGGCGCTCCTATATCACAACTAAATAGAGCACACGAAGATGCTATGACACTTGCGATTGCATTTATAGTTAAAGCTATGAATGATAGACAAGAGTGTAAGATGATGGATTTAGACTCTATGACATTTGGCCAATTCGTTGACTTAGACACTTACATAGTAGGTGGTTTAGAAAAACACTATGGAGCTATTATAGAAATACTAGCACCAAATGCCAAGTATGCAGACGAAGCTATGTGGGCTGTCGATCAATATGCATCCTTTAGAACATACACATTTAGACAGTACGCAGAACTGTTTGGTTTAAACGAACCTAAATTTGAAGGTGATGATGAACCTGTTAAAGATAACATGGCAACAGCTAGAGCTTGGTATAAAATCATAGTTGGTTTAGCTCAAGGCGATGTACTTAAAATGGATGAAGTAACAGAACAGCCTCTAAAAAAGATGCTTAACTTTATGGCTCTACAGAAAGAGCAACAGTTAGAAGAGAACCAACGTAAACTAAAAGAAAAAAGACAATATGACTTACAAAGAACTCGTCGATAGAATCGCTCTAATATGTCATCAGCATCCAATAATCAGAGACTTTGGTTATGGTGCGATATCAGATTTAAAGACTATGAATTCTGAGAACATTAACAACTTAGTAACCACAACATTAGAAGAGGATGCAATGACTCTATACCCTTATGTGTTCTTAAACCCTTCACAGTCTACTAGAACATCACAGGCTATCTCTTACAGATTTAACATGATTGTTATGGACACAGTATTACCCAATGGTTTAGAGGTGTTACAAGGTAGCGGTGGCGCAGGAGATATCGATCAAAAGGATCCACCATATAATCAAACACTACAAGTACAATCAGATTGTCAACAATATGTAGATGACATTATAGCAGCACTAAGATTTGGTACGCCGCATGATCTATTATTAGATGTACAGTTATCAGTTAACCTAACACCATTTAAAGAGAGGTTTGCAGATACAGTTGCAGGTTTCACAGCTACATTAGATATTATGATAGCACAACCAATAAACGATTGTAAAACACCATTCTAAGATGACAACAGAAGAATTCGAAAGAGCATTAGAAGGTTTCGGAGAAACTCTTGGTAATCTATCACCTATCTTATTTGACTTAGGTGGTCAGATAGTCGATGAGATGAAACGTAACGTGCCACAAGATACTGGTAACTTAAAGTCTAGTATTAAGGCAGTTATAGATGAGGATAGTCTTTCGTTTCAGATGTTAGCGTATGGTTTATTCCAAAACTTTGGTGTTAAACCAGATTACAATACCGCTAGTGAACACAAACCATTTAACTCTCGATTCGGAGGTATTCAGAATCCACAAGAAGTACCATTTGGCGTAGAACCTCAACCGCTCTCAGGTAATTTTTATACATATAAGACCAGGAAGTTTGGTCTACCTCAACGTAAGTTCTTCGATGTAGATGATATAGCAACTATAATCGCAGACGGTGTGGCACAACAACTAACAACAGATTTTTAATTATGGCAATTACAGTAATACAAACACCAAATGCAATTTCAGCAGCAGGTAGCTTCGAACCATTTGACATGGCTTATGGAGCTAATCCAGTTACTCTAGGTAACTTATCAGTGAGTGCTGACAAATATGCACTTAGAATCTTAGCACTTGGTAATCCAACACCTCTTGCAGATATTAGACAAACACCTAACAGAGAAGGTCGTGCTATCTTCGATATCCAAAATGTTTTACAGGCTTATGTAGGTCCACAAGTAAATACTATCGATAGTCTACACTACTCAGACAGTGGGTTTACTGCACAGAACACTCGTATGGCACTTGCTGGTCAAACCTTATTAGAATATCAGTTACAGTATGCCGAAGAGTCTGGTGGTGTTGTAGGTGCTTTTACAACTATACCTACTATCTTTACAGTTATCGCAGGTTCTAAACAATACTACGAAGTACCATTTAACACAGATCCTTATAGACCTGAAATAGAAGGTGGTGATGAAACTAATCCATGTAGTATTATAGAGAGAGCAGCGAGACCACTTTCAGATAACAACTGGACTATAGCAGACACAGAAACTGGAGATAATCTACTAACTAAAAATGGAGGTTATCCTTCTCCCGCCGGGATTGATATGCATAATGTGTATATGGATGATCAGTGTACTAAAACATTCTATCAACAAGTTGAAATAGGTTCACCAAATCCAATGCCACAAGTAAATGGTATCGAAGCATTCATAGTCTTACAATGTGGTTATTCAAACACTATCTTTAGTACATCAATGATAGCAAATGTACAAGGTAACGGTGGAGGACCTAACCAAGCACTAGGACAAGGTACAGCTATTCCTGGACCATGGAAAACCATTACAGTTGCAACAGGACCTGCAAATTTACTTGTTAACAATCTCTCGCCTAATACTACACACTACTATATAGTGCCAGTAGTTTATAGTCCAGTAGCATGTTCACCAGATGGTCAACAACAAACACCCGTAATGAACGCAGCTGCATGGAGAATACAAAGATATAACATTGCACATACGAAGATATATGATGCTCAAGGTAATGTAACAGGTATAGAGCAGTTATCAGCTAAGTGTAATGACTACTCACATATACAATTTGCATGGCAAAACTCATTAGGTTATAGAGATCAGTTTACATTTACTAAGAAAGTAAATCATAACACTCAAACTAAAAACAATAATTTCCTTAAAGGAACTGCTGACTACAATGGTACACAATACTCAGTAGATGCACAAGACAGAGGATTTACTACATATTCACAGAATATTAAGAATGACTTTACAGTACAATCAGACTATATGAATGATGCTGAAGCAGAGTTACTAAAACACTTGTATCAATCTGCTGAGGTTAAAGTCCGCTTTGCTGATGGACCATACGCAAACCAATGGGTACCTGTAATTATTACTAGAACTAGTTACAACGAAAAGACTTATAGAAAAGACAAACTGTTTCAATACACAGTTAACTTTAGATTAGCAAGTAACACAAAATCAATGAGAGGATAATATGATTCAACTTAAAGTATACCCAAATGCAGGTGCTAGTAATACAGATAGTATCTTCTTAGATCTGTATGAGACACAACCTATCAAGTTAACACTTAGTATAGAAGATATAACTAGTGCTGATGCTACTTCAGTGTTCTCTCGTACGTTTAAAGTACCAGGAACTAGAACTAATAACATTTTCTTTAAGAACGCATTTGAGATAGACGGTACTGATTTTGACATTACTATAAAGAAACCAGCAGAGATCTTAGTAGATGGTGCTGAGTTTAAAACAGGTCATGTTAGATTACAAAAGATATTTGTTAACGAAGACTTAGATAAGATAGATTACGAATTACTATTCTTAGGAGAAACAAGAGACTTCTCATCAGCAATTGGTGAATTGACTATGTGTCAGTTAACACTTACAGACTTCGATTGGGATGGTTTACCAGTTAGTTATACAAATGCTGGAGATTTCGCAGGTGCACCAGGAGCTGCTCAAGTAGAAGCTAGTTGGGGTGCATT